TCCAATGAGTGGCATCTGCGCTGTAAAAGACAACGACACGTTATATGTCTTCGACGAGATTATGTTGCGCGGTGGAGCGACAACATGGGATTTTGCGGAAGAGGTTACGCGACGATATGGAGTTGACAGGCGAATTGTTGCGTGTCCAGACCCTACAGGCGGAGCACGAAAGACAAGTGGTGTTGGGGTAACGGACCACACGATTTTGCGTCGCAGTGGGTTTACGGTCCAATCACCAAGAGCACCATGGAAAATCCGCGACAAGATCACAGCCGTCAACACAGCGCTACTTGATGCATCTGGAGCGCGAAGGACTGTAATTCACCCACGCTGCAAACAGTTAATTAAGGACTTAAGGACGTTAACTTATACGCCAAACACGGGTCTACCAAACAAGAATTTAGGAGTAGACCACGCATTCGACGCATTTGGTTATTTAGTTTTACAACAATTCAATTTAGCGAAGCCAGAGACGCTGGGTGCTACGTCTTATCGGTTGTATTGAGGGAGGTTAGGTCGGAACTCTGACCTGATCGCCAATCCAGTGCAGGTATGGGCCAATGTTGACTTCTGGCTCTTGTGCGGTGTACCACCTGTATTCACAGGTATTGCAGACACGACGACGCACTTTTTCGTAGGGGCCTTCGACTGTAGTTTTTGTTGTGACAACACGCACGCGAAACGATCCGCATTTTGGGCACTTCAAAGTGGTGATTGATTGGTACGAAAGGCTAGAATAGGGGAAAGCCAAACGTTGTCATGCCCCAAGGAGCTGGAACTTACGGTAGTAAAAAGGGCCGTCCTGCCAAGAAAAAGAAGGGGTTGTACGACAATATCGCGGCAAAGAAGAAGCGCATTGCGGCTGGATCCGGCGAAAAGATGAGGAAAGCTGGTGATCCTGGCGCACCAACGGCAAAGGACTTTAAAAAAGCAGCTAAGACGGCTAAAAAGCCTGCTAAAAAGAAAAAGTAATGCCTGAGATCACACGCGGCGGCCATAAGTTTGCTGGTTATAGCAAGCCGATCAAGACACCCGGTCATTCGAGCGGGAAATCTCATGCTGTTGTGGTGAAAGATGGCGATACGGTTCGTTTAATTAGGTTTGGTCAGCAAGGCGCTAGTACTGCAGGCAAACCAAAAGCAGGCGAAAGCGAAGCGATGAAGGCCAAGCGCAAAAGCTTTAAAGCGCGTCATGCGAAAAACATCGCAAAAGGCAAGATGAGTGCCGCATATTGGGCTAACAAAGTAAAATGGTGACATGACTTATTCAGTTCCCGGACCAGTGCGGACCCATCAGGTCAGCTCTTCCCGTCTGGGAAGTGTAGACAGTCCTTTTGTCCGCACTCGCGCAGTGTTGGACCAGATGAAGGGCTGGGAAATAATGAAAGCCGTCACGACCGGTACAGAGTACCTGCGAGAGAACAGCGAAACATTCCTACCAATCGAGCCACGCGAAGACTACACAGCGTATTTATCCCGCGTAAATAGAGCTGTCTTCACGCCATATACGCAACGATTAGTGCGTTCAGCGGCAGGCTTAATCCTACGCAAACCCATCAATATTGAAGGCGACCCCTATTGGACAGAAATCTTCAATAAGGATGTCGATGGTTGTGGGTCGGATTTAGATGAATACGCACGACGCCTTTTGATTTGTGCTTTGACGTATGGGCATTGTCATACGTTGGTTGATTTTCCAGCGCCTTCTACTGCAAGGAATTTGGCAGAAGAGCGTGCATTAAATCGCCGTCCCTATTGGATTGAAGTTGACCCAACCAATGTCTATGGCTGGCGTTTGGATCGTGAGTCAAATTATGGCACTTTGACGCAAGTGCGTATTGGTGAAAAAGCAGTTGTTGCAGATGGAGATTTTGGCGAAAAGGTATTTGATCAGATCAGAGTGATTGAGCCTGGTCGTTATCGGGTTTTCCGGCAAGAGCAGCAGAGACAAGAGATGCAGGGCCAGTTCCCATATCCTGCTTCGTTCCAACAAACAGAAGCTGGCGGTGAGTATGAGTTGGTGGAATCCGGCCCGTATTCACTAGATCAAATTCCTTTAGTAACGATTTATGCCAATAAAACGGATGTAATGGCAAGCAGGCCGCCGTTATTGGATATCGCTTATTTGAATCTGGCTCATTTCCAACGTCAAGCTGATCTGATTCATAGCTTGCATATCGCTTCGCAGCCCATGTTGGTGCTTGAGGGCTGGGACGACCAGACCAAAGACATGGCGATTGGCGTGAATTATGCGATGGCGACACAACCCGGCAATCAGGTTTATTACGTGCAGCCAGCCGCGACTGCATTTGAAGCTCAATCAGCTGAAATCCAAGAGCTGCAACAGCAAATGGCTTCGCTAGGCATCAGCACGTTAAGCCAGCAAAAGTTTGTTGCTGAGTCTGCTGACGCACGACGGCTAGATCGTATTGACACAAACTCCATGTTGTCAATGGTCTCAATGGATCTGGAGTCTGGCTTGCAGAAGTCGTATAACTTGGCGGCTGATTATCTAGGCATTGAGCCACCTAAGGTGTCTATTAGCCGTGACTTTGACCTGCAACGTCTTATCGGTCAGGATATTACGGCGATGGCCCAGCTATTTGAAGGCAACATTATTGATCGCGAAGAGTTCAGGCAGATGCTTGTGCAAGGCGAGATTCTTCCTATGGCTGCAGAGTCGCAAGATGGAGTACCAGCGGTAGAGTAAGCGCGTAGCTACTTCCTAAACAATGGCTGGAATGCGTTTTGAGGAAATCAATCCTCCCAAGAAAGAAGAATCTTCTCCTGCTAAAAAGACAAGCAAAAAAGAAAAGGCTACTAAGGTAGAAGAGTCCACTAACTCTTAAAAATGGAAGAACAAGTCATCCAGGAAACGCCCGTGGCGTCGCCTGAACAGCCCGTGGCTGCGACTGAAGCTCCTGCTGTTGATTCATCTGTTTACGAACAGCAAATTAAGGCTGAAAAAGCCCGTGCTGAAGAAGCCGAAGGCAAATTTCAGCGTATTAAAGACAAGATGAACGCTCTTGACGAAAAGATGCGTACAGAGCGTCAAAAAACGCTAGAAGACCAAGGTCAGTGGAAAGACCTCTGGGAAGAGGCCAACAAAACTGGCCAAGAAAAAGATCAGCGTATTGGCGAGTTAGAGCGTCAAATCTCTGATTTGCGTTCATCTAACGAGACTGCAGCAATGCAAACTGCTGCGCTTTCTGCAATTAGCCAGGCTGGTGCTGTCAATGCCGAGCAAATGCTGCAGCTTGTTCAGAGCAATCTGAAAAAATCAGAGTCTGGTCAAGTTGTCGTGTTAGACGGCGGTATTGAGCAAGATTTGAATGTTTATCTGGCCAAATTAAAGAACCCCGGTTCTGGTTGGGAGCATCAATTCAAGCCCAGCACTCAAGCTGGTATGGGAGCTAAGCCTGCAACTGGTACTGCAGGTGCTGCAGGAATCGCAAATCCTTGGGCAGAAGGTAGTATTAACTTAACAAGGCAAATGACCTTGGATCATACCGAGCCTGAACTTGCAGCCGTGCTGCGAAGAGAGGCAGGTAAATAGTCCCCGTGGGACACCATTTCTAAGTCCGTGACTTGGAACTCCAGTAAACCCCAACTTTAAGGAAAGAAATGGCCGCACCATTTCAGAATTATTCCGGCGGTGTCCTACTCGCTGACATCGTAAAAAGGAATAATCTCAGCACTTATGTGTCTGAGGCGATCAAAGAGCGCAGCCTGTTCATCAAGAGCGGTGCTGTTGTTCGCAATTCACTGCTTGATTCCCGCTCAGGCGGTACTCGCATTCAAGTTCCCGAGTTCAATCCTGTATCTCCAACAGAGGAGATTATGGACGGAACTGCTACGTGGGGGACCAGCACTGCTGGTTACTTGACGCCACAAAAGATCGGTACTGGCACTCAAATTGCCAGCATCTGTCACCGTGGCTTTGCGTATGCCGTAGATGACATTGCAGTTCTGGCTGCTGGTGAAGATCCAATGCTTCACATCCGCAACCAGCTGGCTGATGCAATCAACAAGCTGAACAGCGCACGTCTGTTCTCACAGCTTGCTGGATTGTTTGGCACGGCACTTTCTGCCAATGCTCTTGATAAGGGCAAGGCTGCTGCATCTGGCGCTACTGAGGTGAACTTCCTTAGTGCAGCCACTATTGCTGAAGCACGCTCCAAGCTTGGAGAGCGCGGCGAAGAGCTGGACACTCTGATTGTCCATCCTTCTGTTGCTTACTACCTGTATCAGGTAGGAATGCTGACCTTCTCTACTTCAGCACTAGCCGCTACTGGCGCAGTGACCTGGGGTGGCGGTGGCGTAGGTATTGGCGCTCGCGAAGTCGGACAATTCGCAGGAATGCGGGTCGTTACCGACAGTGCAGTGAACACCGTTGCTCCTGGCACTGGTGGTCATCAGCGTGAGTTCTACTGCTATCTGGTTAAGTCCGGCACCATCCTTGAAGGTGTGCAGCAGGAGCTTCGCATTGAAGCTGATCGCAACGTGCTCTCGAAGCAAGACGTGCTTTCAGTGGATTACCACAGCACCTATCACGTGATGGGCACTAAGTGGTCTGACGCTGGTGATAACCCCACCAACGCCAACCTGGCTACTGCTAACAAGTGGGCAGCCACCTATGACATCGACTTGATCCCTATGGTTCAGTTGACTGTCAACTCTCCGCTGGATACCAGCACCATCTGATCTTGATCAGAGCAAAGGCCCTACCATTAGGTGGGGCCACCTTATTATTGCCTTATGGCTGCCACGATTAACGCCACACTCAAGAGCGCAACGGCCAACAGCTATGTGACGTTGGCAGAGGCAGATGCGTATTTTGAAACCGTCCCAAGCTCAACGCAGTGGGACAACAAACAAGATGACAAGAAAAATCGTGCATTGATTTCAGCTACAGGCTGGATCGACACGTTGAATTTCTATGGTGATCGTTGCGATACAGGCCAAGCCTTAAGTTGGCCACGCAATAATTATCATGTGGATCGTGTAGAGCTAGCTTGCTCCGCAATCCCGAACTCAATTAAAAAGGCTACATATCTATTAGCGCTTGAGCTGGCTAATGACACGGACGCAATTACAGGGACTACCGGCGATAAGGGGTTATACGAAGAAGTCAAACTCGGAGACCTCCAAGTTAAGTACAACACTGATAGCCAGGCTGTTGGAACTGTCAATAACGTATTCGACGTTTACCCTTGGCTGCAGTCTTATCTTGGTGCTTATTGCCTTGGAGGTTCTGGCACTTATCAAGTTCGTATGGTGAGGGGTTGAGATGTCACTTGTAGACAGCACTTTTAAGTCAATCCCCAAGGATCTACTGGACGATTGGGGCCAAGACGTAACTCTCGTCAAGACAACCACTCCACGCGCCTATGACCCAACAACAGGTGCTGTGACTGGTGCGGATACATCAGTTGCGCTAAAAGGTCTTATTTCAAGCGTGACGTCTAAGGAAAGCCAAGGTCTTTACCAAACGACTGACGTCAAGGTAATTATTGGTGGTGACGAGCTTGGTTCTTACTACCCAACTGAAGCTGACCGTATCCAGTATTCACAGGCTGGCGTAACAAGGGAAGCCAAGATCTTGAATGTGGAGAGCTTTAGGGGTGAGGATCCCTTGCTTCACACGATCATTGCGAGGCCGCAGTAATGGCAAAAAATCAACTTACAAAGCTAATAGAAAATTTAGACAGAGTTGGTTCTTCTATTGTGCTGTCCGGTCCATCTAGGGCAGCTAAAAGGACAATTAAGGAATTACAGCAAGAAGGGCCCAGCTGGACAGGCCAATTTTCAAATTCATATCAGATTGAAACGCCTGATGGCCGTATGTATAAAGGTGACGGGCAGCCTGGAGAGCCAAGACCTATCAAATTGCCTATTGGTTTATTGACAGGTCGTCAGAATGTTCGAGGTTCTGCTCCTTTAAAGGACCGAGCAGTTACAACAATCTCAAATTTCCATGAGTATGCGGCT